AGACGACCTTGAGCAATCAGGAGCGCGCGCAGGGCTTCACTCACAAGTGGACGGTCAAGTACACCGACATTGACGAGGGATCGGGGTCTTCGGACACCGTGACCGTGACCTTGGGCAGTACGCCCACTGATTTCGTCATCAGCAAGGCGTTGGTCAACGTGACCACTGCTTTCGCTGGAACCGGCGCGTTGGCGATTGAGGTTGGAACGGATGGTGATCCGAACAACTTCATAACGTCGACCAGCGTGGCTGCCGTCGGGCCGATCATCACGGGCGCCGGTGCTGCTCCGACCACATTGGCCGGAACCTTCGCCGCCGCAGCGGATGCGCTTGAGGCGTTGTTCACCAACTCCAGCAGTGGGTCGCCGTCGGCGCTCACCGCAGGAGAGTTGGACATCTACTTGGCTATGCATTCAGCCAACGCAGTGGGTTGACGCTCACTTAGGTATCTTGGGGGAGGGCGGTTCCCATCCCGCCCCCCCCCATACCTGCGGGGACATGTCTGAGATATTCATACCGAAGTGGAAGGCTGGCAACGGGTCGGCCTACATGAAGGGCTTGGAGCGCCACATCCGCCATCACGTGGATTTGGAGCGGCATGAGGCGAGCAAGCGGGCGCAGGAGGCGAATCTCGAAGCGCGCGCGATGGGTGTGGCGAAGGCAGACGGGATAGGCCAGTTGAAGCTGGTGGTTCCGGCGAGGGAATGGTTTCGCTGGGAGCAGGAAAAGCCGGGGTGCTGGCAGGACAAGCAATTCGTGGACGAGTTCTTTCGGGACAATCCGCACTTGAGGGGAGTTACTGGCAAATGAGAAAAGTCACCTATGACAACGTGCAGACCAAGGTGCAGCGCATGATGGGCGTGGACACCCTGCTTACGAACGAGAAGAATTCCATACTGACGGCGGTCAACAAGTACGCCCGCTTGGCGTGGGACAGGACGAGATGGCCTGAGATATGCCCCACCGAGCAGAGGGCGGTGAACGGGCGCGTGGGGAGCGTGTCGATTGATTCGGCGGGAGCGAGCTACACCAGCGCGCCGACCATAGCGTTCTCAGCGGGCGGAGCTTCAGCGACTGCGACGATCAGGGACAACGCGGTGAACAGCATACTTTTGACGAACGCGGGGAGCAACTACGCGACGGCGCCCGACGTGACCTTCAGCGGGGGGGCCGGGACGGGGGCGGCGGCTACAGCGAACTTGGTGTTCACGGTGGACTACGAGGGGGCGAGTCCCTTTGTGGGCGACGTCTTCACGGTCTACAAGAACGACCCGTGGAAGACGGCGTATCCGCATGAACTGCCGTTCCACATGAACGACGACGGGGCGTTGATACTGAACAAGAACGACTCGACGCCCGTGTACGTGCATTACAGGAAGCGTTTCAAGGACTATACGGACACCTCGACGGACGTACCTTATTTGTTCGAGCAATACATCATACAGGGGGTGTTCGCGGACATGTTGCTGGTGGACGGCCAGCATGACAAGGCGAACAACGCCTTGGCGATAGGGGAACGGATCATTTTAGACGAACTGGACAAGCTGGAGCGTCAGCAGAATCAACAGACCCACACCATGACGCTCACGCACGTAAACCAACAAAATCGGATATACTAATGGCAACTCAACGGATAACAAACTTCATAACCTTGGTGCTGGATCACACGCCGACGCTGGACACGAACGCCTATGCCCAGAACGATATATTGTTCGACTTCGAGTCAGTCGCGTTGAGCGCGGGAGCTTCGGCGGCTCGTCCCGTGCGCGGCACGATAAACAACTTCACTCTGCTGGACAAGGACGACAACGGCGGACAGATCACGGTGTTCTTCAGCGACTCCTCGTCGGCCTCATTGGGCACCTTCAACGCGGGGGTGACCATCACGGACGCGCACGCTGCCTCGATATTGGGGTACGTTGATTCGGGAGCGACCTACGAGGACATGATAGGGTGCAAGGTGATCGCCCCGTCTGCGTTTGCGCCGATACCTTTCCAGAGCACGGACGACAACATATACGTCGGGGGAGTGCTTCGCGGCGCGACCACACCGACCCACACGGCGTCCGGCATCACGATGCGGATAGGCGTCACCATAGAGTGATGTCCCTGACGTTCTGCGCGGCTCGCGGTAATCGCGGAGGAACCTTTGCGGCGACAGCCGCAGCGCCAGCGGCGTCTTCGGGAACCTTGGTGGAGGGTGAGCAGGACGTCATCGACCTTGGCCCTGCGGCATGGTGGGACGCTTCCTACGAAGATTCGGTAACCCATAGCGGAGGGGCGGTATCTTCATGGATGTCCCGTGAGGGAAATGACGCAGAACTTGTTCAGGGAACTGGATCAGCGCAACCGGCGCTCGATGAAGTGAACTCCGACTTCAATGATTTATCCACTTTGCGTTTCACTAATTCTGCGTCAACGGTGATAAGCAACACCACCGTCTACGTGGACTCCACGAGCGACGTTGGCACGATTTTTCTGGTTGGTAAATGTGACGGAACGGCACCATCGGTAGGTCGTTTGGTTAATTGGGGTTTAGCAAACAAGGGAAACATCGGAGTCAATCACGCATCACAGGCTTTCTTTGTGTATGAACCTGTTTCGAGCGGAGGTGGAGTCAACGGAGGCGCCGAGGAGAGTTTGTTCATGGTGGGGGTTCACATCGATGGGTCATCCTCATACTGGAGCGTCAACGAGGGAACCAACACAACTTTCACCGCAAGCGCCAACTTAACTTCAGCATCCGGGGTGACTGCCGTGGGGCGGCACGGCGGCAACACTCCAGATTGGGATTGCGCCGAATACATCATCTTCAACACGGCGTTGGATGACAGTGATTTCGCCACGGTGGAGACTTACCTCAAAAATAAATACGATGGATTCTGATGGCTAATAAATTCCAATTATATTCATCAACAAGCGGATGGAACACGCGCCATTCCGCAATCAAGACGCATCTGGGCATACCCACTGGCGGCACAACGGAATATTCTGAGCGCCGCGCCATCGACAACGAGGAGCATGATGATCATGGCAAACACCCTTTCACCGTGATGATGGATGGAACATGGAAATGCGATGACCAGTTCAATGCTGGTGATTTGGTGGATTACGACTCCTCTTGGTATTTACCTTCGCCACCGGAATGAAACACTTGATCATGGTTGTTCCGTTGCTTCTCTGCTCCTGCTCGATGCGGACTTTCTACCCGACCTTTGGTGGTGTGGTGGGTGGTGCGGCTGGCGCGCTGGGAGGCCCGGTGACTGCGGCGGCTGGCGCTGGGGCTGGAGTTCTTACCGGAGAACTAATGAAGGGCAACGAGGATTTGAAGGAAGCGACTGACACCATCAAATCCTTAACGAAAGGTGACGTCGAAGCCTTGCTGGCGGCAGGGATGGGGAAGCAGAAGGGTTTCGTGGAGAATGCCATCGACGCGGTGATGGACACCATCAAGCTGGTTTGCATCGGGTTGATTTTATGGAACGTCGTGCCGATCATATACACGCGGTACGTTCATCGAAAGACAAACGCAAATGGAACTACTAAAAAGACTGAAGGCTGAGTTCGACAAACTGAGCAAGCGGAACAAGTCGCTGGTTATAATCGGCGTGTGCGCTTCGATATTCTTTCTTCTGGAGTTGTTGAAATGAACGTGGATTTCGGGGTCGTCGAGTTGGTCATGATGATCGTCATGGGTCTGCTGGGATATCTTTGGCGAACGCAAGCCACCGACGTGCGCCAGACGAGCGCCGACCTCAACAAGCTGTCCATCAAGTTCGCGGAGGCGAAGGGAGCGAGTGAGGCCACCAACAAGACTTTGTTTTCACACATTGAGGAGATAAAGAACGCGGTGGAGAGGATGGAGAACCTTTTGCTTAACAAGAAATGACATGGTGGAATTCGTCAACGAGTTGATTTTGCTGGGAATCGCCTTGGTCATCGGCGGGATAAGCTGGATGCTCAAGAAGGAACATAGTCGCATCGAGGCGCTGGAGGGTGACCACGGGAACCTAAACGACAGGTTGTCGCGGGCCATCAACGAGATTGCCAAGAACGACGTGGCGGACAGGGAGTGGCGAAAGCGGGTGGAGGAGAATCACCAAGCGTTGCTGAAGGCGGACGAAGACCGCAGGAACGACACACGAAAGATTTACGACAAAATAGAAGTGACGCAGGAGAAAATACAGCGTCTGGCTGAACTAATTGCGGGGAAAAAATAATGACTACCACACTGACTGCCGCCACCTTGACGGTGACGCTGAAGGAATCAATCGAGTTGAACGGAGTGGAGCAGGGAGCCACCAACACCAAGACGATAGCGAGCGTCAACGAGGTGTCGAAGCGCATCGTGACGGTTACCACGACGGAGGCGGAGGTCATTGCGTTCCATGCGTCAGCGATCAGTTCGGGCACCTTCATAGAGGGGGACGTCCGATATATCCGCTTCACCAATCTGGACGACACCAATCACGTCACCCTGACCTTCAAGAACGAGAACGACGACGAGTTCGCGGTCAAGTTGGACGCGGGACACTCGTTCATATTCCCCGGCGACAATTCGGGGGGGGTGGTGGACACGATGGACGCCATAGACGGGACGGGGCTGACCTATTCCCTTGGCGACTTGGTGAACGTCACGGCTGACGCCGACACGGCGTCCTGCGACGTGGAGATTTTCGTGGCAAGCGTATAAGGAGACACATTCATGAGCACAAAGAAAATATCAGCGTTGACCGAACTGACCACCACGCCCGCCGTGGGCGACTTGTTTCCCATAGTGGACATAAGCGACACCACCGACGCAGCCAGCGGCACGACCAAGAGCATCAAGCCAGCCACCGTGTTCAAGGCGGCTGGGATTGGGGCGGGAAGCACCACGGCAGAGCCTGTGGCGGTGGACACTTCAAACGGACGCCTTGGAGTGGGAACCGGTTCTCCTGCTGGCCCATTGCACGTGAGCAGCACAAGCGCCGACACCCTGTCCCTCACACGCGCCACGGACATATCGGGTAATGGCACCGGAGTCGCCGCAAAACTCCAGATGGGAGCATTGTCGGGTTCCTCGAATTCCTTCGCCGCAGCGATAACAGGAACTTTGCTGGACTCTGATGGCGCGGGAGGGGGAACCAACACAGAGGGCTACATGTCTTTTTTAACCAAGGAGACAGGTGGTTCACTGAGCGAGAAGATGAGGATTATTGAGGACGGAAACGTCGGCATTGGTACGACTGCGCCAGCCACTCTTCTTGAGGTGAGCAGTACTGATGCGGCCTCTGTGGAAATTAGGGTAACAGCAGCCACCAACCAAGATTCCAAACTTGATTTATATGGCGACAGGGATTGGAGCATAATGAACGTTGGAAGTGGAAGTGGTGGATTTGTTGACGGTATTTTCATATACGATGTCACGGGTGGAGCAACTAGGATGGCTATTGATACGAGCGGCAACGTATTGATTGGCGGTCTTGCCACTCCCACTTCGTCCGTGGGCAATTTGTGTCTGTTCAACGGCACGGCCCCAGCGGCGAGCATTGCGAACGGCGTGGTGCTGTATGCGGAGGACGCCACCAGCAGTTCGGAGCTAAAGGTGCGGGATGAAGCGGGGAACATCAGTACCCTGAGTCCCCACAACTTCGATTTGCTGGGTGACCGTTCCGAGCCTATGGCGTGGAGTTATTCAGCCAAGAACGCTTTCGTGGGCAAGGAGATCGCCGTGGACATGACGAAGGTGATTCGGGCGCTGGAGAAACTCACGGGCGAAAGCTACATCAAGATACGGGACATCGATGATTCGGAGAAACTGGATTGGGCCACCGAGCAGAAAAAATACGAAGCGGAGCAGAAGAAGAACATAGATGCCTACAAGGCGAAGAAGGCGGAGTCCGACGCCCATCCGACCAATTCAAGCACGAAGGCTGAGATCAAGACGTTCTTGGACGAGAAGGGAATATCCTACGCGGATGCCCCCAAGGACGAGTTGTTCGCCAAGGTGCCCAAAAAGGAAGCTTTCACGGAGACGGAACCTGCCGCCTACTCGAAGAAGTCGAAACCCTCTTGGATAGGTTGACGTGGCGTTCTCCCAATATGGCGAATGGCAACGCTCCACGGGGCGTTTGGACGATCCCATCGACATAGACGGTGACGGGGGGTTCAATGGTCTGGACAGCTACACCGAACCCACCTCGTTGAAGCAGGGGTTGGTGACGACGAGCGAGAACATGCGGTTCGACGGCGGCAAGGCGGTCGTGCGCGAGGGGTTGGAGTTCAAGGCCGGGAGCACGGTGACGTTCACCCACTATCCGGGCTACGACGAGGTGTTCACCGCCGCCACGGTGTCCGATCCAGACGACTCGAACATAGACTACGTCATGGCGGCGACCCGCACCAAGGCTCTTTTGTGGAACAGGACGTCGGAACTTGGCGAACTGCTGTGCGAAGACGGGGCATATCTGACCACGGAGGACGGCGACTTCATGGCATTGAACGTGACGGAGCTTGCGGTGCCCTACTATTCAGCGACGATAGCGTCTGGGTCATGGAGCACCTCGACGGAGAAGGCGACCTCATCCAGCCACAGTTTCCAGACGGGTGACGCGGTGGAGGTGAGCAGCAGCGGGACGATGCCCGTTCCGATCAAGGTGAGGACGGTGTACTACGTTATAGACACGGGAACTAACGACTTTCAGCTTGCGACCACCTTGACTCTTGCCCGCGCGGGCACGGCGATAGACATAACCAACGTCGGTTCGGGGAACCACACGGTGCAGTCCGTGGTGTCCAACGCGGCGGTCACTGCGTTGGTGGCCTTCGGTTCGGTGGACACCAGCGCGAACACCTTCACGGAGACAGCCCACGGGTTCTCGAACACTGACGCGGTCTACGTGGACAGCACGGGCACTTTGCCCACGGCTGACGGCAACGTATTGTCCACGACGGCCAAGTATTACATATCAAACGTCGCGGCGAACACCTTCAAGTTGTCGGAGGTTAGCGGGGGGGCGGTGCTGGACGTAACGGACGCCGGATCGGGCACCCACGTGGTGCGAAGCGCGGCGGACACCATGAAGCCCAGCATACTCCACGCGAACGACAAGGTGTTCATTTTCAGAAGCGGAGCCAGACCGTTGGAGTGGGACAACGTGTTCTCCTCCGGCGGAGCGGGAGTGACTTCGAGCAAGTTCGCCGCCAAGACGAACACGGCGACTTCGGGCAGCGCCTGTCCCGACGCGGACTGGGGTTTGTGGTTCCGCAACCGTTTGATCGTGCCCAACCCAGACACCGTGTCCTCTTCGGTGGCGAACAATTCGCAGACCATCTTGATGAGCGACATCCTCGACACGGACGAGTACGTGGTGGACAGCGAGTTCTACATGAACAAGGGGTCGGCGGATTTCGTGGTCGGGGCGATGCCCTATCAGGAGGATCAGGTGATTGTCTTCAACCGGCGCAGCATCCATATCCTGACGGGGATACGGAACACCAGCACGGCGACTCACTTCGAGATAACCCGCCAGTTCGGGTGCGTCAGTCGAAAGAGCATAGCGCAGTCCGGCCCCAACACCTACTTTCTGAGCGACAACGGAATCTACGCTTTGGAGCCGGGGTTCGACCCCGCCAAGGGGGACGCCATAGCGATTTCCAAGGTGTCGGCGTTCACCATGCCGTTGTCGCGTCCCGTGAACGACGTGCTGGGCACGGTGAACTTCGACGAGGAAGCGATCCACAAGGCGTCGGGCATAGTGTTCGACAACAAATATTTTCTGTCCCTGCCAGTGAACGACAGCTTGGACTGCACGGTGGTTCTGGTCTACGATTTCCTTCTGGATGCGTGGGTTTCAAAGGACACTTTCCCCAGCGGATTCGTGGTGGACGACTTCTTCATAACCAGTTTCGGGACGGGGAACCAGAGACGGCGCCTGTTCGTTTCCAACGACAAGGGGTGGTGGCTGTACGGCGAGGGGAGCGTGGATCACTCCACGCGGGTGCTGGGAACGGACACCGAGGAGACTACCGCGATTGCGGGCAAGCTGATCACCAGAAGCTACACTTTGAACAACATAGGAGTGAAGCGTTTCATGACGGGACAGGTGGCGTCCACGATGAGCGCGAACGACTCCTTCACGTTGACTGCCCACACCAACGACCCGGACACCAGCACGGAAGCCATCACGGTGACTGCGACTTCGGACGAGGACTTGCTCACGCGGTTCGGCATAAGGAACAGGGGTTATTCGGCAAGGGTCGAGATCAACGTGTTGGTCGGGCGACCGACCTTCAAGCACGTGGTGGTGGAGAGCGCGAGCCTCACCTTGGGCGCCAGAGCGGAGGCGGTGGAATAGGATGGGTGGGATAAAGACGGCCTTGCTGAAGCAACTGAAGGGTTATTCTCCGGTTGACCGCATCGTGATGCTTTACGAGACGGGCGAGGACTTTGTGAAGGAACTGGCGAACTACATGACGGGGGGCATAGTCATATCGAACCCGCGCTTCTTCATGATGGTGAAGGCAATCGACTCGTCCAAGCCGCCGAGGGGGCAGTGGGGAGTGGAGGAACCCGACTGCTGGTACGCCAGATGGGTGGCGGGAGACAACGCCCTGCCCAACATGTTCGACTCTTTGGAACCGTTGCCTTGGCTGATGTTCCGCAGGTTGACGGAGAAAGGTGAAACGACTTTGCGCAAATACGAATGGGACAGGATTCGGGGGAAAATAAAATGAACTTGACCACAGCGGCTGGAAAACTGAACGAGGCGGCGCCGCAAGGCGAGCGTCTCATATACGCCAATCCTCTTGAGGAGGCCATGCTGAAGAGCATGGGCGGAAGCGGCAAACCAGCGAGCGGGGGGGTGCCTTCCTACAAGAAGGGGGACGTGGACGTGCCGCCCGCTCCGACTCAGCAGCCCTACGGCGAGTCCATGAGGGAAGCCCTTGAGTCGCAGATCGCTCTGGCTCCCCGAATGTATGAGGCGGAGGCTTCTCAGCAATACGGACGCCCCGCCTACGCCCAGATGGAGAGCGACATCATGCGGCAGAGCTTGCTTGGCAGAGAGGGGCGCGGAGGCGGCTTGATCGACTTGATCGGAACGCCAGCCCGCCACTTCACAACGGGTAGGGTTGGCCCAGAGGGCGTGATGGAGCAAGCTCGTTATCCGGGCTACACGCGGGGTGGACAGTTCGGGGGACTCGCCCAATACGGGGCGGACATATCGGAGTACGGCGCCCAACGCCAACGGGCGGCTGACATACGGGACGTCGGAATGATGGGGAGAGAAGCCACCCGCGCGTTACGGGAGGCCGATCCATTTAGTTCCATGATGCTTGGCGACATGAGTGGCTTGGCGAGGGAGGAACTGGCTGGCCCCGCGCAGGGGCAATACAGCGGACTTCTTGGAATGATGGGTGAGCAAGCACAGGAGGGATTGGCCGCTGGAAGCGACTTGAGCGCCAGAGAGCGCAGGAACGCCGAGCAGGAAGCCCGTCAGGCGATGGAGGCTCGCGGACGCCAGCTTGACCCGATGGCTGCGGTTGCGGAACTGGAGAATTTGGAGAGGGCGCGTATGGCGCGTCGGTCGGAGCGGCGTGGATACGCCGGTCAAGTGATGCAGTCGGAGGATGCCCGCAGGGAAGCGGCGAGACGCTATGCCCAGCAGACGATGGGAGCGAGCAGGGCGATGTCGGCTGATCCGTTCATGGCGATTTTGGGAAGACCCAGCGGGATGGGGCAACAGATTGCCCAAGCTGGTCTTGGGGCTGGACAAGCTGGATTGGGCGCAGGGCCGGGAGTGGTCTTCAATCCAGAGGCCGGCTTGAGCTACATGCTGGGCCAGCAGGGTCAGCAGATGGGCTTGCAAGCCGCTCAAGCTGGAGCAAGCGCGAGGCGCGGCGCTGGCATGATGGGGATGGCTGGCAACATACTTGGTGGTATGGCTACGGGTGGAACAGGATTTTTCTGCTGGATAGCCCGCGAAGTGTACGGGGAGAGCAATCCGAAGTGGATGCAGTTCCGCGAATGGATGCTGAACCACGCCCCGATATGGTTCCGCGACTGGTACTTGCTGAACGGCGAGGCGGTGGCGGAGAGCATAAGGGACAAGCCCGAAGTGAAGGCGCGGATCAAGATATTCATGGATTCCAAATTGGAGGCATAGGTCATGGCTAGAGGACAATCACCATTTCAAGGCAGATATACCGTACCCACGGTGGACTTCAGTCCGATTGCGCAGGGCGGAGCCGCATGGGGCGAAGCGTACAAGGGAGTTGGCAAGTCGATAGGCGAGGGTATCGAGAAGTACGGGTTGCGGAAGGAGCAGCAAAAGGTGGAATTGAGTGAGATAAGAAGCGGGTTGGATTTCCTTAAACAAGCAAAGAGCAAAGAAAGTAACCCTGAGATGAAGGTTTACTACGACACCGCTGAAAGTTTTCTGGAAGACCAGAACGTCACGTCGAAGGAAAGGGCTGCATATACCACCAACATGTTCAAACATTTAACCTTGGGGAGTCAGCTTGACGCGCGGCGGGCGACAACGGAACAAACCAAGAACATCAACCTCCTCATGGATAGAACGCGAGATTACGATATTAAAATAAAGGATTTAACTGCAAAGATCAAAGAAAACGATTTATTCATGAGTAATTTAGATAGAGCAGATAGTCCTGAAGCACTAAAAGCTCTCATAGATGAGCGAAGGAACAGAGCCAAACTCCAAGCAGCTGATGTTGCGCTTATTCCAGTGAAAAAGGAAAAGGAAGAGCTTAATTTGGAAATTGCAAAATTGGATGCAAAGTGGCGCGAGGAAACTGACCCGACGCGAAAAGCTGCGTTTGAAGAGGAACTCGATAACTCGAAGTCGATTCGCAGGCACAGGGATTTGCTGTCAGACAATTTGGACGCAAAAGTGCAAGGAAAGGCCGTTAAACTAAGGGGAGTGCATATGCCTGACGGGTCGGTACTTCCCAACACTGGCATCGCCCCTGATGGCAAGATCATAGACATGAGCACTGGCAAGCCGTTCATAATGGGAACGTTTAGCGAGGGAGACACTTGGCAGGACGTCGCGAACAAGTCACGTCCGTTTTGGGAAGCCAAAGTGAAGAACATGGGGGAGAAAATGCATATGATCACTGTTGAGAACCAAGGCAGCGGTGTCTTTTATGACGATGACGTCACTCTGAGCGTGGCAGCTTACGACATGGTGGTGACGCAGGGCAAAGGCGGAGAAAAGGATGGCACGTGGGATTATGAATGGTCGGATGAGGAAGGAAATAAATATAACGTGGAGGACTTGAAAGATTTGGAAACTCTAGACGAGGGTACTCCCAAAGAACGGGATATGGCAAAGAAGTTGAGGGCTTATCGCAAGGCCGTGGAAGGGCGTGACGCGATGCCGCCAGCAGGCAGAGCGGCGCAGCGCGGTGGTGGCGGCGACATTTCCGAAGATGAGTTAAACAAGAGCCTTGACGATATTGATCTATGAGTCCCGAAAACGACTTGATGCCTTTTCCCAAGGAGGAGAAAGACCCTTTCTCCAAGGGGGATGACTTCGGGGAAAGTCCTCCGCAGGACTTTCGCACCGGGGCACCGTATCCCGTGATGCCGAGGAAGCGCGTGGAAAAATACCCATCGCGGAAGCTCTCCGAGGCGGACTTGAAGCGCCTTGCTAGGAACTGGGGAGTGGACGTCGAGACAACTCGTCGTGAGTTGGAGAAAATGAAGGAGTGGCAAATGGTTCCCGTTGAACCGACGCCGTTGAAGCCGAAGGAAGTCATAAGGAAACACCTAGAAGACACGGTGGGGTTAGGTGGCTTCGATGCCTACAGGGCGTTGATGAAGACGAAGAGCGAGGTGATGAGATCAACCTTGAAGTCCAGTAAGAAATTAAAGAGGGCGTACGTGCTTGGATCGCAGAAGACTAGGGATGAAATACGCAGGAAGATAGAGGAACGAGTGAATGAAAAGTACGACAACTTGTTCAAGGAATATGCTCCCGGCGGCGGAGTGGTGACAGCGGCGACCCTTGCTCGATATGAAGGAGAGTTGCCTCCACATCTTCTTCGCGAGGCGATGTGGCAGAAGCAGAACGCCCCCAAGGTTCCCTTGCGCGACCACGGAACCGAATTGTATTTTCAAGCGATCATAAACAAGGAGATGGGTTGGGATGAACTGGAGGACAACGATTTTCTTAATTTGGCGGAAATGTACGTTGATCGTCATCCCCTTTACAGGAAAAGCGAGGAGTTCAAGGCAATTTCAAGCAGGGCTGCGGAGATGCGGAAGAAGATGGCGATGGAGTTGTCGGCCAAAGGCACCGAACTGCAACCAATGGGTCGCTTGACCCATGACTTGACCAGTCCGACTTGGATGGCAATTGCGGAAGCCGCCAGAGAGGCATTGCCCATACCTGTGACCGACGAGGAGCAATCGATCAGGGACACCGCTCGTGTGCTCTACCAGCTAGAGGGCGAGGATTTTGGGACAGCCAAGGTGGTTGGCTTAATGAGTGGAGTGGTCGGAGTGTATGGCAATGCGTACAGACAGTTGGCGAAAAAGGGGTTAACGTCCATCATCGGGGAGGGGGCGAAACAGAAGGCGAAGTCGTTCGCCGCGTTGGCTGCGGTGGAGGTCGGGGTGGATAGAATCTACAATCCCGAAGGACACAGCATAATAAATATGATTTTCAACGAGGGCGAACCCAACAGACTTCTCTCGATGGCGGAGTCAATAGCCATAGGCACGATTTTCAATTTGGGGTTTGACGCGGTACGCGGCATGAAGGGGATGAAACGCAGCGAGGTTGCGGGGTACTTGGAGAATAAGCTGCCTTACTCCAAGAACGAGTTGTTGAAAATAGACCCGAAGAACCCGCCGCCGGGTTGGCACAGGACGTTCGAGCCGCCGAAGGTGTCCAAGGAGGTGGCGGAGAAAGTGACTGCGCTGACAAAGCGAAGCGGAGCGTTGGAGGAGGAAATACACCAGTTCGCGCTCAAGATTCACAAGCGCGCGGATGAGCGCTGGTTTCGCAAAGAAGGGCTGACACGCGAACATATCCGCGAGAAATATCTTTGGACTAAGCCCACGAACAAGCAGATGGCGCGCATGACTTCTCTCACCGAGGAATTGAAGGATGTGCAGAATCAAATAAAATCATTGGTTCGCACTCCAGACGAAGCAGCCGCGATGGAACGCACGGTGGGCAGGGCATGGGAGAAGGCGCGAGGGGTAGCTAAAACGGAACCTTTGCGCCTTGAGGCAAAGGAGCAACTGAGGTTGCCTGTCAGAGGCGCGGTCAGCGAAGCCGAAAGATTGAGTCGGGCGATAGAGGACAATGCGGCCAGACATGAGTTTCTGAAAAACAGGGCAGTTGAGTTACGGGTTCAGGCCAGAGAGTTCATAAACGCAGGAAGAAAGGAAGAGGGATTGGCGTTGGCCGCGAAGGGGTCTGCCCTTGACGCGGAGAGGATGGCTATTGAGCCAAGTAGTTTAACTCCCCTTGGGCTAAGGGGGGCGAGAAGGGAAGAAGTTGTTCGCGGTGCAAGGGGGGTTGAAGACGCTGGTCGAGCAGGAGAAGCCATTCCACTGAAACGCACCATGCAGGACACCGTGGACGACGTGGTGGCTGGACAGGAGCGTCACAAGAATAAACTTGCTCACCAAGAGAAATCATTGGGGGCGGTGGCCGATGTCGCAACGGACGGAGTGACGGGGTTCAAGCCCTTGATCGACGACATACCAGAGGAAGTGATGGCTGCGATGAGGAAGGAAATCGCCCGCATCTCTCCCACCCGCATCGCCAAACCGACTGAGGTGCTTGAACAATTGCAACTGAAGGATGCCGCCAAGTTGCGGCGAGTGCTTCACAACGCCCAGAATGAACTGAAGACGAGCAACGAGCGGATAGCCTTGGCGAAGGCGGCGGCGGAGCAAACGGAGGCCGCTGTCACCACTCCGACAAAGGGTGGACTACGTGTCGATCCTTGGACGCAGCAAGGCATTGCGGACATTGCGACGAGGGAGATGTTCACCTATCCGGCGGTGGCCAAGGAGTTGGCGATAAGGGCAGGTTTCGGTCATGCGACTGGAACGTTGGCGGAGGACGAGGGATACGGCTACTGGAGCGGTTGGATGTTCGGATTTTCCCAGTTCAATCCCCGATTCCTCAATATACGCGGAATGAAAAGCCTTGGCATCCAGACTCCACCCATTCGACAGGGAAAGGTGGACGCCGTGCTTGAGCAGATCATGACTGCCGTGGAGAAGATACATCCGCGTCCCGCCATGCGTCTGATGAAATATGAGACGAAGGTGGGTTCCATTCCCATCGTGTTGGGGGAACAGGGCGGAAAATATTACAAGTCGTTGGACGAGGCAATGGAGCGAGGCGTCATCTCAGAGGCAGAGCGCAAGAATATGAGCGACATGGTTCTTGACATAGGGCGTGACCCCAAGATGCGCTTGAAGATCGAGGAGGTGGGTGATCGGATGGCGGCGTCAGGCAGAACCACCATCGTCAACGGGCAGGAACTGACCGACCAGTTCAACGTCGCGATGACGATAACGGACACTTTGGCGGATGAATTCAGGATGACGGGAGGAAAGATAGGTCACTTGCCTTGGTATCATCCACGCGCCGTGAAGTCGGACAAGGTGGACAAGTACAACAAGGTGATGGGCATAGAGAAGAAAAGCGTCATTGACGAGGCAGTGCGTGATTTCGAGAACGATGTTTTGGGGCGCAAGCTCGACATGAGCGTCAAGCTCGACAAGAAGATGCGGAAATCAGTCGCCAATGCCGCGACGAACGACTTGGGAGCCGGGATGAGAGCGATTCACAAGCCGTCCAACGTCCAAGCCCGCAAGATGGCGCGGATCGAGGAAAAGGCTAGGCCGTTTTACGAGGGCGATCATGCGAGTTTTATAGCGTACGTCAACGAGATGGTCTACTCAATAGAGAAAAACAAGTTGTTCGGGAGGGGAGCGAAGGCATCCGAATTGGCGAAGGGCAAGAGGTTGCCCACCGGCGCCGAGCGTGAACTGGATGATTCCATAGGCGGCATACTCACCTCTCTCCGCTACCCCGACAAGATGCTTCCGTCAGGAACGGTGATAAGATACGCGGACGGCACGACGCGCACTCTTGTCGATGACGTGTTTTTCAAGAAATTTCAAGTGGGAAACGTCAAGCAATTGGCGAAGGGGGAGGAGAGAAGACTGGCCCAAGTCGCTGAGACGCGGGGCAAGATAACTCAACCTCAGGAGGACATGGTGATGCAGTTGTTCCAGCGGCGGTTCGCTGGCGGACGCCAGCCCATCGGCCCTTGGATACAGGCAGCGCGGGCAGCGACCCACGCCTTGACCATCGGGCAGTTCAGCAGCACGCTGGTGCAGACCAGTGATCTTGGACTCATCGCGCATACCGAGGGTTTGCGCGCCGCCATGAAGATGGCGGGGGAGGGCAGCGAGCACGTCTTCAACAACGCCATGCGACACTTGACGAAGGGTAAATTCAACAAGGCGCGTCCAGACAATTTGATTTATCTTCGTGAGCAGTTCGGGATAGGCAACTTGGCCATGGAGATGTTTGACGGGGGGAGACACGGCGGCTTTTCGGCAGGGGCGGAGAAAGCGACGAGGGGAATATTGAAGTACACGGGATTCACCACGTTCGACGGCATAATGAAGACCGCAAAGCTGAACGCCACGCTTTACAATATCCGAAAGGGAATTAAAACCCGCGTCACCGCAGGCGGGAAAACCATCCATGATGTGTCTCCTGAGATCAGGGCGCGTTTCGGGGAGGCGTTCGGCAAGGATTTCGACGACTTGGTGGAAGCTGTGGCGAAAAAGGATTGGAACAATTGGAACCTGAAGACCGCCGTGTTGATGGAGTTGGGCAAGATACAACCCGTCACTATGTCCAACATGCCAGCCGTCTACATAACGGCTGGTGGATTCGGCAGGTTCTGCTACACGCTGAAGACTTTCCAAATGACCTACGTAAACCATTTGAGGCGATCCGTGGTGTCCAAGATATGGCATGGCACGAAAAAGCTGAAGAATCCAGCCACACGGAAAGAGGGGTTGAAGCAATGGAAGGAAGGCTCCGCGAACTTGGTTAAGTTGTTTGCCTATTTCGGCGGGATGACCGCAGGAGTCAACACTCTCACCGACTTCATAAACGGGCGGAGATTCGAACCATCCCGCGCGGGACTGGATGCGATATTGACGGCGTCAGGTTTTTCAAGATTCCAAATATATGATTATCTGCGGCGCGCCAATCCCGTTTACGGTGGGCGCGGGCGCGGGCCTGAACCTTTTTCCGCTGCCCTTCAGACCTTGGCGGTCACCGTCGCTCCCCCGTTGCTGGGTGTGGCGGAAACAATGCTTCAAGACGTGGTGCGCGTGATCGACGGCGAAAGCTGGAAGAAAATAGAATCGGTCAAGTATCTGCCGTTCGCCGGAAAAATCATTCACGGCAGGTTTGGCGCTGGCGATTTACGCGATAGGGAGGCCGAGCGGAAAGCCGCCAAGAAATCAGGCGGGAGCAAGATGCCAGTTCTTCATTGACGTGCCGCCGAGTCGGTGCTTGTTTGATCGAGTTATCATTCATCTCTCTTCGGGCGGCGGGCAGAACTTCGGTTTCCTCGCCGCCCTCTTTTTTCTCAAGCATCATGTCATCAGTCGGATGAACTCGTAGGCGACTTGGGGCACGATTGCGTTCCCAAGTCCCTTGAGTCTGTCCACCCGATTGGGTATCCCATGAGCCACTCGACCCACGTCGGGTTCAGGGAGCCACCGACTACTGACGGGAGGTCTATCGCTTCCCCCTTGTACGCCCGCCCCGATGCTCCCTTCCAATCCCGAGTGCAGGGAGTCGGAAGCAACTTCACTTGATCCGCCGTCCTTGGGTCGGGGATTTTTCCCGCTAACGTCAGGGTCGCGATTCTCCTTAAAATTCTCCCCCCTTTGTCCACTTTTGCCAAGGACTTGAAGTTGGTTCCCCCATCTACATGCTCCATCGCCGTCGGCGTGGGCCACATCTTCGGATGGACTACCTGTTCCCTTAGGTTGGCGCATCCTCCTTTGTTTGCCTTGTCTGACCTTTCTTCCGGTTTCCTCACATCCGTCCTGTGATCCATCGTGTTCGGCGTTGCCCACAATCCAGATGCGGTCTCTTCTGTGCGGGGCATCGACGGCGCAAGCCGGTACAATGAACGTTTGGACGGCGTATCCCATGCCTTCCAAGTCAGAAAGCACGTTGTCGATGCCCATCGTGACGAGACCAGCAACGTTCTCGCCAAGTACCCAAGTGGGTCTTGCCTCGTCAATAACGCGAGCCATTTGCGGCCAGAGCGCGCGGTCATCCTCCTCGCCTCGTCGCTTCCCGGCTGTACTGAATGGTTGGCAAGGAAATCCACCTGTGAGGAGGGTGACTCCCTCATGGTCTCTTCCGTCGAGGTCGTGGACGTCGTCGGTGATGGGGACGTCTGGCCAGTGTCGTTCGAGGACTCCTTGGCAGAATCTGTCCTGCTCGCAGAAGGCGATTGTTCTGTATCCTGCCCATCTGGCGGCGAGGGCAAATCCCCCAATGCCGCTAAAAAGGTCGAGGTGCGTTCCTGTTTCTTCATTCACTTGTGTCTCCTTGTGTTGTTGTTATCATATCCCTGCCTTAAAAGCCTCGCAATCCACGACATAGGGTCAACCCCTCGTCAGTCAGCGAAAGGACTCCTATAGGGCTTCTTGACCTCCGAGTGTGGCTTGTTGAAGGTCTGCGTGTTCCTGTCGAATCTCAAGCTGCTCACTCCGGTGTGACCGAACCTGTTCTTCGAGAGGATGAGGGTGATCCTCTCCTTGTCCTCCTTGTCGGGTTGATGGAGGAACACCACGGCGTCCGCGTCCTGCTCAAGCGCCCCGCTCTCACGGAGGTCGGACAATCTGGGTTCCCGCGAAGTCTGCTCCACCGACCTGTTCAACTGGGACAGCAGGAGCACGGGGCACTTCAGTTCCTCCGCCAACAGCTTGCCGTCCTTGCTGATGCCAGCAATCTGCTGCTCCCTTGGAATCCTTGGGTCGGAGGGAGAAACCAGACCGCAGTAGTCTATCACCACAAGGCCCAACTCCTTCACCCTTCTCGCCTTCGCCCTGCACAACGCCATCGAGACGCCCCCATTGTCGTCCAGCTTCAGCTTGCCCGAACGCAACGTCTTCCTCGCTTCCTCCACCGCCACGTGCTGGAGGTTGTCGATGCTTCCGCTCTCGATCAGGTGGACGGGCACTCCGCTGACGTGGGAGATCAGCCGCTTGCCCAAGCTCCCCGCGTTCATCTCAAGACTCTGGAAGTACACGCTCGTGTCCACCATCATGCCAGCCGCTATCTGGAGGGCAAGGGCAGTCTTCCCCGTGGACGGACGAGCGGCCAGCACGGTGAGGGTGCCGTTCCGCAGCCCTCCCCCCAGCATCCTGTCCAAGTCGCCAAGTCCCGTGGGGCGTCCGTTCCTCCCGCCTTGTTCGCGGGCTTCGAGGAAGTCAGCCCAAGCCGCCTCCTCCACTGCGGCGCCGTCCTTCAGTCCGTTCGACTGGGCGTTCAACCCGAACAGCGTCTTGTCGGCTCCCTCCACCAAGTCGCCCGAAGGCTCCCTCATCGCCACCCTGTCCAGCAGGGACAACGCGAGGGACTGCACCCTCCTCAGACGCTCCACCTCTCTGGCGGCTCCGGCGAACTGGTGGACGTGACCCGCCGTGTCGCATGCGTTGAACACGTTCCACAAGTTGTCCTTGCCCAAGTCCTCCACGCGCCGTCCCAGACGCTGGAGAACCGACACCTCGTCCACTTCCTCCTTCGCCTTGTCCAGCGCCACCATCGCCGCCCAAATCTCCGCATGAAGCGGATCGAGGAAGGTCTTCGCGGTCACTCCCTCGTCGAGAGCAACCGCTATGACGTCCCCCTTGACCAAGCAACTCAGCAGTCCGCGCTCTGCGTCGTGATCCTTCGGCCTGTCTGGTGGAGCTATCACTTCTCGTCCCCGTAGAAGTGGTGGCACGTGACGTCGTCCTTGTGGCGGTCACCCACCTTGGATTGAGCGGCCCGCACCAATGCATACCTGTAGTCTTCGGAGGCGCGGTTGATGTCCAAGAAGACGTGAATCGCCATTTCCGCGACGTCCATCTCGTAGTCGAAAAACGAAGCATGGAATTTCTTACACGCCTCGCCGCACTTGATCAGCACCTCATGCAGATTGTTCGCATCCTTTGTTATCTCTGTCTTGTTCTTCTTTCTGTCCTTCATCTCTCTATCCTTTCCTTTGTGTTTTCGTTTAGGTCAAGTCCACGTCGTAGTGGTTCTTGTTCAGCAAATCCTCCGGCGAGACAACCTCGTCATGGAAGCCGAATGCGTCGAGCCAGTTGCTCACGTGCTTGACGTAGCGTATGCCCTCGTATCCCTCTCCTTTAGAAGCCTTGAAGTATGCGACGTAGCGATCAGCTACGTCAGCGGGCGTCAGCCCGCTCTTGAGCATTTCATTGCCTACCTTCCTTGAGTTCCATTTCTTCTTCGCCTCTTCCCTTGTTCCTCTCTTGAACTGCTTTGGAATGGAATACCAGAAATCAGAGAAGGTGTCTGTCTTTGCATTTTCTTCTTTGCTCTCTTCATTGCTGGTAGCACTTACTCTTCGGGTACTAGTCGTACCCTCATCGTAAGTACTACGCTTATTGTTTAATTGTACACTAGCGAAGCTAGTCGCGCCTACGCGAGGCTCGTCGCTCCAGACACCCATGCTCTTGGCCCCTTTGACAACCAGTCCAATTATGGCTACTTGGCGTGAGCAGGAGGTTTCCGTCATCCATTGCTCAACGGCTTGATTCACTTGGGCTGTGAACTTCACGCTGACTGATTTTCTTTCATCCCTCATGGCTGATTTCCTCCTCTTCATCGTCCGCCGCAGCGGCGTTGTTGAGCAGGGCGGCTTCACGCTCCAGACGATCCCGTCTCAAGTCGTCCATAATCTTCTTCTCCTGATCTCTCACGAAATCCGATTCCCACGGTTTGTCTCTGAGGTACCAGAGGTCAAGTATCATATCTTCCACGTCTTCACTCATTGTCATCTCTCCTTTTTTTATGGTTATTGGGACAGTCTCTCAACTATCCAAAAGCATATGCCTGTCCATGAGTCGAGTTGCCACAGCAACAGGCACATGGCGAACAGCAGACGCCATTCATTCATCTTCCTTTCTGTTTTTCGTATTCCCGGATATCTTGTCGAAGTGCGTACAAGTCACCCAGATCGACTTCCCTGCACTTGCAGGCAGGTTCGTCCTCGTCGGCCCACTCCTCCCCGCACTTGGGGCATCTCACCCATCCGCGCGGGGCTTTGTCGGCCCAGAGATCGCCCTCGTCGTGAGCGGTTGGTTCTTCAGTCATCCTTCTCTCCTTTCCTTAGTTTGAACTCGATGTGTTTGCAGGCTTCCTTGTAGGCTCCCTCCAAGTCCCTGAAGTACCCTTGGTATCCGTCACCCTTGACTATCCACTTGTCCAACTTGTGGTCAAGGGTGCACGTCGCCTTCCTACCTGTCGGCACGTGGGTCAGCGTTATGCTGTATCCCTTGCTGGTCACTTTGATATCGTCTTCCATGCCGATGCCTCATCCAGCGAGCGTCTTGATCGTCTTGACCACCATCTCGATGGACGGGAGCTTCCGTTTGCGGAGAAGCGCCTTGCCCGTCATCCCGATGCAAGCCGCCTTGTTCTCCCAATGGTCGAGGCCAGCTACTTGGGTTTCGGTGAGTCCCTCTCTAGGCACCTTGGCGAGCACGGCGGAGCGCATGAGGGAGTCGTTCGCCTTGCGGTGTTCCTTTCCTCTGACGAGGTCAGCCATCTCCTCCCGCAGGAGGAGTCGGAAGCCCACCTGTCCCATGCCCCGTTCAGTGGGGAAGAATCCCTCCTTCTGGATCAGGCTCTTGAGAGCGAACCACTCGTTGAGGAACGCCCATTCGGCTCGCCTGTTCTCCTCGATGCCCAGCAGTTCGCAGACTTCCAGCCACTTGAACTGGGCGCCGTACTCCAGCCGATTCTCCAGTTGCTCGAAGGCGTGTTTGTGAGGTGGCCACGTCGAGGTGTCCCTTCCGTTGCTTGAGTTGTCCTTGCTCATGATTTCACCTCTTCCATTGATTCCACGACGAAGCGTCCGAAGTTGCCAGACACCTTCGGGGCGCCGGGACGCCAGTCTCCCAAGCCGACGCGCTGTCCAGCAACCTCCGCTATCCGCCTGAAGGTGTCTTTGTCTATCAGGTCGGGATCGAGCTTGATTGGTATTTTGCATTTCCAGCCAATTGGAATAAGAGGTCTGGTGCGCGAAACTCTGGTTGGATTGCTCATCAGTTGACCTCCTTGATTGATTCCACCACGAAGCGTCCGAAGTTGCCCGGCACCTTTGGGGCGCCGGGTCGCCAATCGCCCATGCCGATGCGGTGACCAGCGATATCAGCTATCTGCTCGAAGGTGTCCCTGTCTATCATGTCGGGGTCGAGTTCGATGGGCACATCCAACGTCCAGCCAGTCTCGATGAGCGGTCTGGTGCGCATGACCTTTACGCCGTTGACTCCGACCGCCTTTCTCAAGCGGGCCTTCGGATCATTCTTCAGTTTCTTGAGGTTCTTGTGATTCGGGAATATGAGAGGGCACCCGTATTCGGTGTCGATCATTATGCCGATTGACTCACGACCCATGCGTATCTTCTTGCAGGCGTCGAGGAACATACGCTGGAGATTGTCCACGGGCATGTAGACGCCCATCTCGTCCGACCAATAGAGGCCAGCCTCGAACTCAATCTCCGACATCAGTTCATGGTCTTCCTCCGTCTTCTTTCTCTTGGAGGAAACCGACTTGAGCTTCTTGGCCCAAGGGTCGAGCGGATCAGCCGTTCTTCCGTTGTGCATTATGATGGGACGTATGCCCCGTAGGTTCAGGTTTAGTTTTATCATCTCTTCATCCTTTCTTATCTTTGTTTTCGTTTTAGTTCAGGTAAACTGTCGGGGCTTTCGACCCGATGATGTAGCCTCGTCGTGCCCAGCCCTGCCCTGCCTGTCTCCGCCGAGCCTTGCCATGCCTCTGAAAACTGTCGCCCCCGAAGGGGCGATGATTTGGGTTCGCCTCGCCCCGCCTCGCCGGGCCGTTCCTAGCCTTGCCGCTCCGGGCCGATCCCCTGAAAACTGTCGGGGAATTGCACCCCGATGATGTAGCCTGTCCGCGCCTTGCCTCTCCGCGCCATGCCAAGTCCAGCCGCGCCTCACCTTGCCCCTGTAAACTGTTGGGGAGTTGCACCCCAATGATGTAGCCTTTCCACTCCGCGCCATGCCGTGCCTTGCCTGTGCGATCCACGCCTTGCCAATGAAACTGTCGGGGAATTGCACCCCGATGATTTTGCCTTTCCGCGCCCCTCCAAGCCTGTCCGCTCCACGCCATGCCACACCGTGCCAGTCCAATCCACGCCCATGTAAACTGTCGGGGAGTTGCACCCCGATGATTTTGCCTTTCCGCGCCAATGCGGGCCATGCCACACCGTGCCAGTTCAATCCACGCCCATGTAAAACTGTCGGGACTTGCGTCCCGATGTGTAGCCGATCCTTTCCACGCCACGCCATGCCATGCCGTGCCCGTCCTCGCCATTTGAAATTGATCATGCGTTCTCTCCCGTGGTTATTATGGTTATGCCCACTTCGTCGCCCCACCATTTCCTCAAGGTGAGATCGTAGACCTGCTGATCTCCTCCAAGGAACCAATTGGCCTCTGCCATGCTGTCTAAAATCATCTTTGAAAGATTGTCTAAATCTGGTTTCGTCGTCATGGGAATGATGCCCAATCTCCTTCTCTTCTTGGCTTCGCTCTTGCGCCAAGGGAAGACCAGCACGACCTCCACCTTGGTTGCTCCAGTGAAAGGTTTGGGCGGGGAGTGGGAGCACAACAGGTTCAACAGGTTCTTCTTCGCCTTCGCTCCCGCGCTCCCCGCCGCTTTCCCGACGAAAGGGGTACCATCCCTTCGCCTGAGAATCATCGCGCTGCCTTGGTGCGTTGCCTTGGGTGGAACGCATGGCAGAAAAACAGTGTGCTTGTTCATGGTATTACCTTTGCAGTGAGAAGGGGAAGGAAGGCGTTCAATCGCTCCACTTCTCCCCCGTTTATAGTTCGTTTGGTTATTGTCTTACGGCGGTCGAACTCGAACGCCCAATGCCCAGTCGAGTCGGTGATCGTCAGGACGAGCAGGAGATCGTCCGGTATGAGGTAGAGCAGACCCACGAACGGAACTCGCAGCAACCTGCTCGCCATCCTGCCAGCGTTCACCTTGTCAGCGGAGATCAGCCACTCGTTCCTGAAGTTAGCCATCAAGTGCAAGTGGGTGAGGTTCCTCGTCTTGACCTCCGCCACCGCGCTCAACTCTCCTTGCCTCATGAACACGCCGTCCACTTCGGCTGGCCTGTGCTTGGGCGTCTCGATGAAGCGTTGGTCAGGGTGAGCCAGCGAGAATTTCTCAATTGCCCTGCGCTCGTACTCCAGCGAGGACTTTCCTCTTTTCGTCATCACGTCCATTGTTCATCCTTTCTCTTTTGAACGGCGGGAAGCCTTTGTTTCAAGAAGCACCAAAGATAGAGCTTTGTCACGGGTTCTCCCCGCGCACCATTCGGCTCCCGCCTGAATTCATTTGACCATCTTGTTCATCGACTTGACCGACAGGAACCTTCGTCCCCCGAACCTCCTCGACTCGACTTCCCCGTTCATCCAGTTGTAGAGGGTTGTCCTCGACACGTTGAACCGCTGGCCCGCCTGCTTGACGGAGAGCCAGTTCCCGTTTGGCATGGGTTCCCTGTCGGGCATCGCCCAAGGCGGCACCGTCACTTCCGTCACGTCTGCGTCGTAGCCTTTCCAGACGTCGGTCTCCCTTGCCTTGGAGTAAGCCTTGAGCGCGTCCGTCACCATGCTCTCCGCTTCCGCCACGTCGGACGGGTTGATCGAGTAGGCGGCGGCTGCGAACGGGGCGGTCTTCTCCACACAGAGGAAGATGAATCGGTTGACCTTCATCCCCGTTTCCTCCAGCGCTTTCCGGTAGAACCACTCCTGAACGAACAGCTTGTTGTTCGCCACCGTCTTGCGGAACCCGTTCACGGATGCGTCGGTGGTTGTCTTGAGGTCAATCACGTCCACTCCCTCCGACGAGAATGAAACGAGGTCTGGCCTCGCCTTGCACCCGACGCCCTCCACCTCGAAGAACAGACTGCCCTCCGTCACGAAGTCGCCCTTGAAGAACTCAGCCGTGACGGGATGGTCAAGAGCGGACTCGACCACACGAAGGACTTTGTCGAAATCCTCCGCGTTCATCCACTCAATGTCCAACGGATGGGTGTTCATCCATTCCTTGTAGTAGTTGGTTCTTGGCCCCTTGCCGTCGATCTCCAGCGGCTTCGGAGCGTACCTGTCCTCGAAAACATTCGGCTCCAGATAACCGCAGTGCGCGGCTGACCCGAAGACGAAGTGAGGCGGTCTGACCGCAGGCTCCTCCCTCCCTCCGTAGTGCAGTGGAGAGATCATGAGTCTCCTCACGTCGCTGGAGCCAAGCTCCTCTCTGGAATGGTACTCCTCGTTCGACATCGTGATGAACTTTTCCTCGCTCATGGCGTTGTCCCGAAGGGGTCGTCGTCGTTGGTCTGAGGAGCCATCGCGGCGAACGGATCATCGCCAGTGTACAAGGCTTCCAAGTTGATCAACGGAAGCTTCTCCCTTATTTCGGAGAGAGCGGCCTCGCTCAACGTGGTCGGCGGCTTGGGAACGGTGGTGTAGGTGGTCAACAAGCCCTCGCCGTTGCGTTGTACGCAGACGTCGTACTGCTTGGGGTCACCCCAGTCGGAGTCGTTCACGAACTCCAGCAACTGCTCTCTGATGGAGGCTTGCGGAATCTCCCATATCTGGATACACCCCAGATCATGGTTCCAAACGGGGCAGGCCCAGATATGCTTGGGCGTTTCCTCGTAGGTTCCGTTGGCTGGCTTGTCCTTTGTGCGAACAGGGGCAGCCTTCTCCTCTCCGTCCACTTCCTTGCGCGTCCAGCCAAGCCAACCTGTTATGGCTGACCCGATTATCCGAAGGTTGTTCTTTCCCTGCACCAACTTGGTGTAGTTTCCTCCGCTTGCGGCGGGAGGTTTGTAGTCGTCTGGTAGAAACGTCATGATCATTCTTTCTCTTTTAGGTTTATTTGTTCGTTGACGGCGGCGCAGAAGCACTGCCATTCATTGGCCGTGAACACGGGTGACGGAACAATCGAAGTCGCCAAGGTCAGGTCGCCGTCGTTGTCCAACCGCATGGTGCATTCAGCCCACGGCGTGATCCACTTGACGGAGCCAGCTTCGGCTTCCAGCCTTGGTTTCTTCGATTCGTCTCTCATGTTCGAGGACAGGATGCCTCACTTGTACAATCCTGTCAACACTATTCTTTACACTTCCTTTCTTATTTCGGTCAACACGAGGCCCAACCAGTGAACCTGTATTTCCCCGTTTCTGTTTCCGCGCCCCAGACTACCCCCCATTTATCGGTGGCATCCTCAGCTTTTTCGTCCCAGTTTTCCGGGTCTTTCTTGTATTCGTTCGTCTTGTCAATGAACCCATCCGTCGTGGAGATGGTTCCATTGTAGGCGTTGTGTCCGTACTCATGTTCGGCATCATCGACTGCATTGCGGTAAGCGTCCGCCATCGTTTTGCCCGTACTTGTGGTTGTTATGTTATGAGCGCCCATTTTACACTTCCTCCTCTTCCTTGGTTTCAGTTTCAGTTGACTTCAGTTATCACTTGTTCGTTCCCAAACCAATCGAGGTAACGGTTCTCGAAGTCCAGCAGCTTGTCCATCACCTTGATCAGTCCCTCCGTTCTGTTTTGCATAGTGGCGAAGTTCCACTTCTTGGCCACTTCCGTGAACGCATTCTGCAATCCCCAAGCGGTGCCGTGTTCGAACTGTTCATGGCTTGGGTTCCTGTATTCATTGTCCCAAGCGGGGAGCGAGGAGCCGGGGATGCCTTGCGGGCTTTTTAGCCTCATTACTTCCTTTGTGATATGATCAGCCACCTCGTCGGTGATGCGGGTGTCCTTGTATATCTCCCTGCGTCCCTCTTGTCTCTTGAACTCGTCGCCCAAGGTCTGGACTGCGGAGGTCATGAGTCTTGGCAGGTCGAACATTATGTTCTTGGTGTGCTTGCGTCCCACTATTATCTGGGCGGTGAAGACCAGATTGTCGCAGACGAAGACGTGATCTCCCGCCCCCAGTTGGGCGAGGAAGTGCATGGAGCCTGAATTTCTCAGACCCACGACACGACCAGCGTCGTCATACCCGTTGCTCAAGGTGAGCAAGCCGAACATGTTGTCGGTTTTCTCCTGCTGAATAAGGCTGTATTCCTCAGTCTCTATGTGGTAGCCGCCGCCACGCAGGGTGTCCTTCGCCAGTTCCACGAAGACATCATGTCTTATTGGGTAGTGCGTTGGAGTGTAAGGGATGGGATCAGCCAATGCGCTGAGTCCATCGATTGATATGCGTTCTGCTCCGCAGTGATTTAGTAACGTACTCATTGTTATCTCTCTTTCTTTTCGTTGTTATCATTGTCGTTCATTCGGCTCATGCCGAAAGAGGGTAGCGCTTTAGGCATTTGGGTTCCATGTTCTCTGCGATCCATTGGTACATCACACCAGAAATCAGACCACCTAGTTTAGCGCTTCCTAATTCATCACCATGTGTATGCAAATCAATTATCACTTGCGGGAGATCGACCTCGATCCACCAAGTACATTTCACTCCGTTTTCATGAACTAGAGAATAATCGAAATCATGAGGTTTTTCATCCGTCCAATAATCCCAAGTCCAAGTTTCGCCCGTTGGAACGCGACAATTATGGTAATCGGCTTCATGTATTTTAATATAACTCATCTCTGTTCTCCTTGTTGGTTGTTATCATTGTTGTTCAAGCGTTCAGCCATTCAAGGCATCGTACCAGAGCGGCTTCCTCAATCATGTCGCGTTCCTCTTCGGGACGCTGACGAATGAGGCTAAGTCGATCCGCCACGCAATCGTATGCCGTTCCGCTCGCTTTCCTTGCTGTGTGATTACACTCTTTCTTGAAATGCGCCATGAAGGCCATCGCCTCTTTCGCGCTGTCGAAGTTCAGAACGTTTGTTCCGCTCCAATGCGGATCGTCTTGGTAGATTCCAACGCAACTTTTGTCGTCCAGCGAGCGAGGTGTTTCGGCTTCGGTGTCCGTAAGCACTAGCTCAATTCCGCCAATTATCCTGTGTATGAAGTCGCATCCGCCTCCGGTTGCAGTCCAATCGAGGCCGCGTCTTTGCGCTTCGTTCCATATTTCAGTCGATATGTTCACAGATTTCAGTCGGAATAATATTTGTTGTGGAGGGTTCACCTCCTTGTCCTCTGCCTCGTCCCAGCGTGAGCAGAATGCGGCGAGCCAAGCATATTGTTCGTCACTTGGTGACCATGCTTCGTTCTCTTCACCAATCAAGGCCATGAGCGACCAAGCGCTTTTGTCAATTTGGTCATCGTTCACCCAATATTTCGGGAGGTTGGATTTAAGCCAACGATTATATTCAATTTGCAATTCGTTCAAGTTCATGGTGTTGTTTCCTTTCTTTACATCATTGGTTCGCCGTCACCGACGGTGTAGTATTTCTTCATGCGGCGAGGGTCGTTCTTCTCTTCTCTTCTCTCCACGTCGAACGCGAAGTCGAGTTGCATCTCTGCCTCCGCTTCGTTCAGAACTGCAAGCATCTTGTCCGCCTGCTCGTCGTTCTCGATTGTTATGATCAGTTGTACTTTACTCATTGGTCTTCCTTTCGTTTAGTTTCATTGCGAGTCCCTTGTATGCTTCCGTCATCGCATTGAGGTTTTCTGGTTTCCATTCACCATTCTCGTTCTTCTTGAACAAGAGAGGCCACTTGCATTCGTAGTCATAGGTTCTGATCAGTCCGTTATCGAGCATCTCGAAGTGGAACGTCTTGCCTTCATGCTCCACGACGTCTCCGTCATGCGCTGTCTTCATCGTTTTCCTTTCGTTGGTTCACTTTGTCGGTCATTACGTTGAACAACCAGCTTGAGAGCCATTTCCTGCGTCCGAACGCTGGCCCCTTGCCATGCGAGGGTGCGTTGGTTCTCAAGCCGATGCGGTTCTTGATTTCATCGAGCGTCATGGAGCGTCCCTTCTTAGACAACTCCTTGCCCGTCGCGTCCTGTATTCTGGTGTCGTATATCGAATGCCCAAGCAGGGCATCAGTGACACGCAACCGAATCCACCATTCCCGATGGTTCTCTTCGGTGATTTCATTCATGCCGATGGACATGCTCGCAAAAATGAGCATATGAGTTATCGCATCCATGTCGGTGTCCTTTGTCGGCTCGTCGCCGTCCAGTTCCTGCCAACAGAACTTGTTTGGAATCTTGGTCATGTCGTAATCCAGACTCATCTCTCTTCCTTTCGTTGTTGTTCATTGTTATGCCGTGTTCCTTACACACGGCGTGCATGATTTCGCTTATGTGTTTCATCAGTGTTTCTTGTAGGTGACGGAAGGCTTGAGCCAACAGGCTCTGCACTTTCCGCATTGGTTGTCCTGCTTGGGAGCGGGACAGACAAAGGTGTCTCCCTTTGGCTCACCAGCGGCGCTTGCGGTGGCTCCCCATCTCTTGGCCAGTTCCACGGGAGCGGGCTGGTCGAAGAACATGGCGGAGAACCTGACGCACAGGTTGTCGGGGAACGAGTTGCCTTGCTCGACCCAAGTCCTGACGATCTTGTACTCTCTGGTGGGTAGCCAATGCCTCGTGTCAGGCGTGTTCCGCGCCACTTGCACTATGTTCTCCAAGTGTTCGACGTCCTGTATATCTCCGACGTCGTGCCACCTGAACCAATCATCTCTCCTCACCAGCATGGTCATGGCCTCGACCCATTGCGGATGTCTGAGGGTTTGGTATCGTCTCTCCATAGCTGCCTTCACGTTGGGGAAGACGTACCTTCCCCTGTCCCATCCATAGCAGAAGCTGCATATGGAACCCTTCTTCTCATGGAAGGCGCTGCCCACTCCACATCTCTGCGGCGGCAGATTGTAGGCATGGCCGGGCATCTTGCTGGGCTTGCTCAACCCGCCCGTTATCGCTTCCGCCTCATAGACGTAGCGTATTGTGTTTGGTTTGATCATTCATTCTCCTTTGGTTGTTGGTTGTTGGTTATGCGAGTAACTCGCTGGCATATCCGCAAAAGTGTTTTCCACGTATGCAAGCAAGCATGTCTTGGAAGTCATGGAACGTGAATTGATCGGGGTTATCCCTGACGTATTGCAAGCGTTCCTCGGTGTCATACCATTCATGCCAGCCTCGTTGGGCTTCCTTGTCTTCTCTCTGCGTCCAATCCTCTTCATCCAAGACAGGGTAGCCCTCCATTTCCTCTTCCATTTCGATAGCCAACTCATGAGCCTTTGTGTTTTCCTCAACGCACAGGTATTCCAACCATCCGCAAACCCAATGTCCAAATCGGTGTATCACCACGGTTTCACTCTCTCCACCCAACCTTTTTAGGGCTGTTTCCCAATTGGACTCGCTCAACAGGTCACTGTCCCTGTTTCTTCCCAGTAAAACGAGCAACGAATTCTTGGGCGTTTCACCCATGTAATTCGATAGCGAGTCGAAACTTGTTGGGCTTGCATACACTTCTTTTAATTTGTTCATGATATCATTTCTCCTTTGGTTTCGTTGGGGTCAACCCCAGTTCTAGTCACAGTCCAGTCTTCCGTCGCAGTCCAGTTCATGAACTTCTCAACGGCATGGCTGGTCGCCTCTTCCTTGGTGTCCCATTCCATGCCTGCGGTCACCCACTTGGTTTCGCGGTATATCTTGAACCACGCCTTGTAGGTGGTCTTGTTGTCATCACTCATCTCTCACCTTTCCGTTCAGGCCATTGATTTATCAGGGTGACCATATCCTTGCGTTGCTTGGGTTTCACGAGACGCTCGCTCTGCGCCTCCACGACCATGACCTCATCATGCTTGCGGATGTCTTTACTCCGCAAGTCGCTTATCATATCCTTGAACTTCATATCCCTTACCTTTCTCGTTTCTTGTTACCATTCAAGAAGCGTGAGTTCGGAGCTTCCGCCCCAACGCCCCATGATGCGATCCATCATGCCGGAGAGCTTCACCTTGTCCCACCAATCATCGGGGTACATACCTCCCCGCGCTTTTTTGATGGCATCACAAGCCTTGCTCCAATCAGACTCGTTTTTGCAAGCCTCCAGCATTTCCAATTCTTCTTTCGTTATCATATTCATATCTCCTTATACGTTAAGGGCGTGACCAGTTGGATCACGCCCCGTTTGCCCCCTTGGATTTTCCCGTAGGGGTATTGTTATCTTCTTATATACGCGCGTCTACTCTCCTTTCTGCATTCCATACAAGGCGAGTAGGATGATGACGGCCAAGATGAGTGTCACTAACAGCTTGTCCATCATGCCACCCTCCTTGTTGGTTTGCCGGGTTTCCGCACGAATCGCGGAACAATTATATACACTTCGTTTCCTGTCCTCATGATTCCCTACCCTTCCAGTATTCGCTGGTTGAAGTGTCCTCTCCATTCAAGAGGGCTTCTGTTATATCATCTATGTTCATGATCTTGGTTTCCTTCTATGTTGAGTTTTACTTCTTATGACCTGTAACAAAAAATGCGGGACGCTTGACGCACGTCCCGATGAGAGATTCTTCATGTACCATCTCAGCGGCAAATCATTCATCGCTCCTACTGGCTCATGCCTTTCCACAGGCACTTGTCTTCGGCCACGCAGTATCATTGCTGGTATTCGGCTATTACGATACGGTTAGAGAAGGTTACACGGCGTTTTTCACTTGAACAAGGTAGGTATCTCACTGTCGACTTGTTGGAAGGCGTGCCTTGCGACTCCGCTTTGCGTCTCCCTACTATGCTGCACTCATTGCAAGCGCTTTGCTTTCACAAAGACCCAGTAACTGCTACGGACGTCGCTCCCCTTGTTTGTTTTGCGCAACTACGCAAGGGTGCTTGACGTCCACGACGTTTCTTCTCTCCCGGCCTATACATGAGATCATCGCGAAGCCCGCTTTTCGTTTAAATACGCATCGCTCGCCTTTCGGGTCATGGCAATACGCCGCTCATGTACTTTTCTTTCATGCGATTTCCCACGTATAGGAAACCCATTGCATTTCTCTCGATGCCCGCGCTTGGCTAGTTCTCAACCTGTTACTGATATTCGCTACTTCACCAACGGCATTTCAACCAATTGGATTATCGCTTACGCAACCAAGCCCGCTTTGAAACCAACCAACCATTTATAACTTTTCATAGCTCACGCCACGCATTATTCGCAATTCGCATTCCCCGCGTCATCCACAAACCGCGCTCCCGTTTGTCTTTTCCAATACCTTAGGGGCAAAGGAAATGAAGTTCAGTAAACGTCAAACGAGTGCTTGCATCACTTTGGAGAAAAACCTTTTCATTTACGTTTCGACTAAGCGCACCTTCCCCTACCCTAACAGGCAAGTCGGCTTTTTCTGAACGCTTCAAACGTCGAACGTCTTGCAATGCTTGGCATGACTTCAAATCGCCATGCAATGGCCTTGCGTTGGTTTTCTAGATTACACCGTCTTTGGTTAAGAGCTTTCCCTGTTTGGCGTAGGCCCAAACGTTACGGGAAAGCAAACTAAGACAGATTGCCCTAAGCGCTTTCGTTGTCAGACCTTGCGCCAAGACCAAAAGGCCAAGACGCAAGACCGTCCATGCGTTGGCGCGTTGCCAAAGCCAAAAGGCCAAGACGCAACACCGCGCACCGTAGGTTTTCTTAGGTATGTCAATGAAAGACGGGCATGGCCTACGCAAGGCAAGCCATGCCCTAAACGGTGCTTTGATTGCAATTCCACGGGACGCATCCTATGACAACTTGCAAGACCGTTTAAGCCGTTTCTAAGCGGCTTTGAAGTCAACGCGGTAATCGCCATTAGGCTTAATCGTTAACTTGGTGAACTTGCCGCCCAACCGTTGCTCGACGTTCTTGGCTTGGCCCGGAGTTAACCGACTAATGACTTGGTTAAGCGCCAAGACCAAAAGCGTGCGGTACGCCTTGAATTCGGCCACTTCTGAACGGTTAAGCCCTACGGCTTCCATTTCTTTGCCTAGGCTTTTTACTTCCCCCGCGAGTTTTTCGCAAGATGCCAAAACTTCTTTGTCGGCATCCTTAGCCTTGCTGGCGTTGGCTTGGAATAAGGCAATGATTAGTGCGTGTATTTTATTCATAGTATTATCTCTTGCTTTGGTTTGCTTTGGATGCCACACACAGTGCGGCGGTTAGGTAAAATTCAAATCTCATATTCACTACCACAATTACATGTATGTACAATTGTGTCAAGAACTGATTTTAGTAACGATTCTAGCTGCGATCCGTAGCCCCCGTTCACTTCCAATCACTTCCAATGCATTTCGATTAGATGTTGCATCCAAAGAATAAGCCACCGGTCGGTCTTGCGTTACGCGTTACTCCAGTCGCGATCACGCGTTAACGCTACGCGTGAGGGTCAATGACAAGCGGCAAATGAGCGGCGAACGAGCGGCGGAAAACCTCGCCTCACGCACGGGGGGGCGGGGGTGCGACGCGTGATGCGCGCAAGTAAGGTATATTCATAAGGTCAGCTACCGCGAGTTGAGTAATAAGGGATTGACAGTTTTGTTATGGTCGCACAGAAGTGAAGTAATGAGTGAAGCGGTGGAGATACGGATGGGTTTATTGAGGCGAGGTGTGAGTCACGAGGTATTTGCGGAGCGATGTGGGATGGGTGTGGTGTTGTTGAAGGAAATGCTGCGAGGAGGAGAGGTGAGTGATGGGGTACGAGGAGAGTATGCGTCGTTATTGGTAGAGAGTGGAGAGGAAGAGGGGAATCCGTTGGTTGAGGTAATCGCGGAAGAGGAGGAAGAGGAGTTTGCGGATGAGCATGGAGAAGAGGGGGACAATAAGGGTTGTGTGTTTGGACGAGCGGTGAGGAACGACGTGTTGCAGTTGGTGGTGTTTCCTGACGGGAGTGAGGGATTGGCTAGGAAGAAGCGTGGATTCAAGCCTAGGGAGGGATTGCCGTGTGAGGTGGAGACATCCGATGAGGAGGGGTTTTTGAATTTGGTGGGAAAGTACAGGGACAATGGAGTGAGGTTGGATTGATGGCAGCGAAGCGCAAGGGTAGGCCGCCGAAGAGGGTGGATGCTGAGAAGTTGATCCAGCGTGCTGTGCAGGTAGCCTCGAAGGACACGACTCAAGGGAGGAAGGATTTGTCTGAGCGTCCCGATTTGGTGAAGAGTGATGAATTGTCCCAGTCGGTGAACAGTTTCCTTCATGCGCGGACAGGAATGTTGGCGAAGGAGTTTTACGAGCGAGTGACAGCTAAGCTGGAGGGGTTGGTGGATGATTTGGCTGATGATTTGGTGAAGAGGCACAAGGACATGCCTGCGCAGAACTTGGCGTATGCGTTGGGAGTGGTTTTGGACAAGGTGAATGCGTTGAAGGGCAGGCCGCAGGCGTTCACGGCTAACTTGAGCGTGGGATTTGGGCCGAACAAGCGGAGCAGGGAGGAGATTTTGGCATTTTTGAGTGGAGAGAGCGAGGAGAAGGTGGTCGAGGAGGTGGAGAAATCGGAGGAATGACTTTGGCGGGGAAGGCATTAGGGGTAGTGCCGCAAGGACGGTGTGATCGACCGTTTCCCCGCCGTGGGTTATGAAGTATGCTGACGAAGTGAGCGTCCAGTTCGGGATACCTTGGTCTTCCGAGCTTGCTTATGAGCGCGGAGCGCTGAAATCGGGTTTGTCGGCTGATGAAGCCAAGCTGATGCTGGCTAATCAGCCGGAGAAAGCTGAATTTCTGATGGAGTTGCTGGACAATCAGCCGATGCAGGAGGAGATTGACCCGATACAATGGGGATTCACCCTGCCGAGTTGGCAACGTGTGATGGACAGGTGGGACAAGGACAAGATACACGTGATATTTGGAGGAAACCGTTCATCCAAAACAACGTTTGCTTCTCGATTGCTGGTGCATTTGGCCCAGATGATACCGGAGGCGGAGCTTAGAAGCTTCCACGTGACGGAGGATCGGAGCATAGAGGACACGCAGAAGTTTGTGTGGGACGCGATACCGAAGCGGTTCAAGGACATGAGGAAGCGTTCTGACACTCATTCGCTTAGTTACACGCACAAGAACGGGTTCACGGACGGGAAGGTGATATTTCCGCCAGCGGAGGGACACAAGAGGGGGAGTTATCTGCGGTTCAACAACTATCGGCAGTTCTTGCAGGACAGTCAGATAATAGAGGGGATGACTGCTCACTGCATACACTTGGAGGAGGAGTGCCCGGCCCGCTTGTTCGAGACTTTGCTTGCGCGTGTGGCTGATTATCACGGCAGGATCATCATGACCTTCACCACTTTGCAGGGGTGGACTGACTTGGTGAGCAGTTTGCTGCGTGGGGCGGAGACGGTGGAGAGCAGGTGGAGCGACTATTTGGGGATGGAGTTGCCGATTGAGCAGGTCAGCGCGAACTGGGAGGGATGCCGGATACATTACTTTTGGTCGGAGGACAATCCGTTCTTTGACTCCAAGGAGTTGAGGAAGGCGTACTCGAAGCAGCCGCTTGAGGTGAAGCAGGCGCGGTTGTACGGTGTTCCGACCAAGGTGTTCATGAACAAGTTCCCGAAGTTCAATCCCCACTTGAACGTGGTGGCTCACGGGGACATTCCGTTCATCAGGGATTCGGAGGAGCGCGTGACGCGGTACATGGTGTGCGATCCTGCTGGGTCGAAGCCTTGGGTGATGATTTGGGTGGCGGTGGACAGGGACGGCGTGTGGTGGGTGTACAGGGAGTGGCCCGACTCGACGGTCGGGGCATGGGCTTTGCCCCATGCGAACGCGAAGGGGAAACCAGTCGGCAAAGCTGGGCCGGGACAGCGACCGGTGGGATACGGGTACGAGGACTATGCGGAGTTGATGAGGGACTTGGAGCAGGACGAGGAGATATTCGAGCGATTGGTTGACCCTCGATTCGGGAAGGCTACGGTGCGGACGGCTCACGGCGAGACGAACATGTGCAACGAGATGATGGAGTACGACGTGTTTCTGCGGCCCGCTCCCGGCTTGGAGATTGAGCACGGCATCCAGAAGATAAACGATTTGCTTAGTTGGGACGACGTTGAGCCGAGGAGCCATGAGAACAGGCCGAGCCTGTACGTTTCGGAGCGATGCGACAATTTGATATACGCGATGACTGAGTACAGCGGGAGTTCGAGGGACGAAGCCTGCAAGGACTTCGTGGACGTTCTGAGATACGGGGCTGTGACGCCTTTGGACTACGTCGCGGAGGGTCAGTTGTCGGTGACTGGGGGAGGAGGCTACTGAGATGCGCGGATTGGGGAGTCGCCGCAGTCGGGGGTTGGTCAATTCGTATGGGGGAGCGATCTCCAAGTGGAACACGGTGACCCACAAGGATCAGAAAATGATCAACGAGGGATGGCACAGGTTCTGGGCGAAGAGGGGGATGGAACCTCCGACTGACTCCGATTTTTGCTTCACGGAGAAACCGAGGAAAAAAGAATTAGTTGATGTTGACACGGATTGATCGTGGTGGAATCAAGGAAATAAAGGGGAAATGGTGGACAACGTTGAGGATGCGCTTGAGTTTGACCCGAAGGGGAAACCCGACGTGGAGGCGTTGGCTCATGCGTACAATGAGACGCGGAGCGACTTGGGGGAGTTCATGGAGCAGCGTCAGGACGACTTCGACCAGCGGTTTCAGGTGTGGCCGGGGAAGAGTCGCGACAATCGGAAGCACTCTAGGTCTGGCGGCGGCGAGCCGTTCCCTTGGGAGGGCGCGAGCGACCTCAGTTGCAATTTGATAGACGACGTCATCCGCAGCCACGTGAGCATGCTGATGAGCGTGATGAAGCGGGCTAACTTGGTGGCCACTCCGGTGGAGAGCGACGACGTGGCGAGGGCGTCGGTGGTGCAGAACTTCATGAAGTGGATGATACAGGTTAAGATGGAGGACGTCATGCGCGAGTTCGAGCGTGGGTTCAACCACTTGCTTGAAAAGGGCATCATGGTGCACTACGTGTACTGGGAGCAGCTTGACCAGAAGGTTTTGGAGACGATAGACCTCCAGCAGATGGCGGTACAGGTGCCGGAGTTGGCTGAGATGCTGCTGGACGAGGCGAACGACGAGATTCTGAAGGAATTGTTCTCCGTCCAGTACGACGTCAGTCCGAAGAAGGCCGGAGCCATACTGAGGGACTTGAGGAAGGACGGGGTGGCTACTATTCCCGTGACCACCACGGTTCACAACCGACCGGCGGTCAGGGCGTTGGCTTGCGACGAGGAGATTTACTGGCCCGCTTGGACGATGGAGCCGCAGGAGGCTCCGTACGTGTTCTTGGCGGTTCACTACACTGCGGAGCAGTTGAGGGCGAAGGTTTCCACCGACGACTGGAGCGAGGAGTGGGTGGAGAAGGTGATTGAGAACGTACGCGGTTTGAACACGGACGCGGAGGTCAGCTACAGTCGGGAGCGTCACAGGACGGCGAACATAGACAGGGATTTGTCGGACGACGACACGGTGCGTTGCGTGTATGCCTTTCAGAGACTGATGGACGAGGACGGAGTCAGCGGCATCTACTGCACGGTGTTCCACCCGAACCTCACGGGGGAGCATGAGATGGACAAGCCGTGGGCGAAGCATGAACTTTTGCCCTATCGTCACGGTAACTACCCGTTTGTGGTCACCAAATTGGAAGAGTGGTCTAAGAGGCTGTATGACGTGCGTAGTTACCCTGAGGTGGGGCGTAGCTGGGAACAGCAGTTGAAATCCGAGATGGATGCGGCGGTGGACAGGTTGAGTCTGAGCACTTTGCCCCCGCTTGAGCATCCGGTCGGGAGAGCGCCATCGAAATGGGGGCCGGGAGTGAAGGTGCCGTATCGGACACCGGGCGAGTACCGTTACGCGGACACTCCGCGCTACGACGGGTCGAGCATCGAGATGCGCGAGAACATACGCCGCATGGCGTTCGAGTACTACGGGAGGAACTACGCGGGAGTTGACCCGCAGGACGTGGGGAACAAGCAGCAGGCTCTGGTGGACAAGTCCTTCAACCACGTGAAGCAGGTGATGGATCAAGTCTGGAGCCTTTACCAGCAGTACGGTTCGGAGAACGAGTACTACCGCGTGATCGGCGTGAACGACGTCCAGAAGTTCGACAAGGGAGCCGCAGGCGAGCGATTCGACTTTTATCTTCAGTTCGACGTGGGATTGCTGGACGGCGCCCAGATAGTTGAGCGGGTCAAGGCGATCAGCGAGATGGTCGGCGTGTTGGACAAGAACGGCGTGGTGGACACGGAGAAACTTTTGAGCATGGTGGTGGAGCAGACTTTGCCGGGAGCGGCGGACAAGATCATTCAGCCGCGCGAGACGGGGATAAACAAGGCGGTGGAGGAGGAGCGCTCGACGATAGCGGAACTGGTGGCTGGAGTGCCGCCGAACGTGCGTCCGAACGACGCCCACCAAGTGAAGCTCCAGATATTCCAGCAATGGATGAGCCAGCCCGACGTGCAGGAGAAGATAGCCGCCGACGAAGCTCTTCAGGCTAGGGTGCAGAACTATTTTCAACAGAGAAACTTTCAGATTCAGCAGCAGCAGAACGCGCAGATTGGCAGGACGGGGGCGCAACCGACTCAGTTCGGCCAGACCGCCGCAGCGCAGGGGGGATGATATGCCGAAAGTCGGAAAAAAGCATTATGCCTACACCAAGAAGGGCTACGCCGCTGCGGCGAAGGCTCGCAGCAAATTAATCAAGAAGAAGAAACCCAGAAAGAAGGGGAACTGACATGGCTCATCGAATAGAAGTGATCGAGGGATCGTACGTGGTGATCGACTTGGACACGGGAAGCCGTGCTTCGGGTAGTTCTGATTATCAACAGAGGCATTTCGCGGAGGAGTTCGTCCGCAAGGCGAAGGAAGTTGCGGTTCCCGTTGAGAGGGCGCGTGACGGCGACGGCCATTTCAAGGGGGATGATCCAGCCACGCCCGACGTGAACGAGGCATACGTTGGGGGCAAGGCTCCGAAGAAGAAGGCGAAGAAGAGGACTCCGAAGAAGAAAGCGACCAAGAAGTGAATTGGTTCACCAAGAGGAAGCGATATGTGGCGATGGACGGAGAGCATCTCAAGGCCATGTCGCAGGCGTTGCGGGACAACGCGCATTTCAAGAACTTCGTGGAACACTTGCACGAAAGAAGGGAAGACGCCATACGCGCCATGCAGACCGAGAGGGCTATATCGTGCGCGAACAGGCATTTCATGGAGGCCGGGAAACTTGAGGCGTTCGATGAGTTGCTGGACGATTTGGAGCTATGGTGGCGAACCGGCGTTGACTAATGACTTTCATTCGACTAACTGATTAACAACTGGCGAAGCCCAACTAGGGAAGGAACCTGACGAATCATGGCAGATGAAGCACAAGTGGCCGACTCCACGGCCCAGCTTGAGTATCCGCAGGAAATTGCGGAGACTGAGGCGAACGTGGTGACTGAGGAAGAACCCTCGAAAGAGGGTGAAAGCGACAACATGTCCTTGAGCGAGTTGACGACTCAACTGCTCGCCAAGACAGAGGAGCGAGAGGAAGGGGAAGCCGGGGAGACTGAGGAAGCTGTCTCCGAGGGGGAACCCGACCAAACAGAAGACCCCAAGATCGAGCAACCGGGCTTGGTTGCAGTGACCGACGAGGGCGAAACCGACAAGAAGAACCTTCTTGATCGATACGGGCTGGACTTGGACAAGCTGGGCGAGGAGGAGGCGATGAGCCTTGGACGCGCCCTGAGAACCGAGTCATTGAAGCGTTTCGGGCGGTTGACTGCCCAGAAGCGGGAGGCGGAGTCCGCTCTGCGCGACCTTGAGAGCAAGGTGGCTACGAGCGAAGCGAGTCCTCGACCCGTGGAGGAGAAGGGGAATCCGTTGTCCGACGTATGGACTTCGGAGACTCTGGAAAAGAAGGAGACTGATCTCCAAGCCATCGAGGACTGGGCGGAGGACGCGCTTGCGCTCGAAGGCCAGTACGACGACGACGGCGAGGAGTACCTGATCGAGGCGGATGGAAAGCGGTACACCAAGCAGGACTTGCTTGGTATACGCTCCAACGCCCGCAAGATGCTGCGCAAGGGGGGCGCTCTTGACGAGCGTCACGGTTTCCTTGCCCAGCGGCAGCAGTTCGACGGCGATGCGCTGAAGTACTTTCCTTGGATGAGCGACGAACAGTCGCCCGAATTCGTGGAGTACCAGCAGTTCGTGTCGCAGGAGAAGTACAAGACGCTGCTGGATTCTCTGCCGGAGGCGAACTTGTTCGCCGGATTGATGGTGGAGGGGAATCTGCGGGTGAGGGAACGCATGAAGACGTCCGAGGATGGAAATTCCCGTCAGCAGGCGAAGGAAGTTCCCGTGGCTCCCGCTACTACGGCGGCTGCGGCTCCCAAGCGAACGCCGATGGGGGAAGGTTCTCGCATTCGGAAGGCAATGGATCAAGCCAAGAGGACGTTTGAGAAAACGGGGTCGATACAGTCTTTGGCTCGCTTGCGCGAGCTACAGGCTCAAATGAGTTAAAAAATTCAAACAATCGGAGGTATAGCAAAATGGCTACCGCTACGAGCTATAACGTCGCTGGGAACAGGGAGCAGATTTTGGATGTGCTCACAATTCTTGAGCCGGAGGAAACCCCTGTGGTTTCGATGGCCAAGAAGTTGCCCGCGTCAGCCACTTTCGTGGAATGGCAGGTGGATAATTTATCCGCCCCTGCATTTGGCGGAGTTGGCGAGGGGGAGGATGTGTCTTCTTTCTCAAACAAGGTAATCAATCGGACGAAACTTGGAAATTACGTCCAGAAATTCCGCAGGGAATGGATGGTCAGCGATATTCAAGAACTCGTAAACACCGCCGGGGTCTCCAGCGAAGTGGCCAACAGTGAGGCCAAATCCATGCGTGAACTGAAACGCGATCTTGAGGCTGCCATCTGCTCCGTGCAGGACAGACAGGCTGAAGCCGGATCGGGTACGCCGTACAAGACGCGCGGACTGGGAAAGTGGCTCGCCAATGGTGGCACCGCTGGTTCGGCTCCGTCCGACTTGCCGTCTGCGTATCAGTTGCCGAGCGCATCTCTTGACAGCACGGCGACGGTTCTGGAGTCGCACTTCAACACGGTGGTGCAGTCGCGTTACGAGACAGTTGGAAACGC